CACAAGATTCACTCAAGGCACTGTCTTTGCTGACATGCTTGAGGATCAGGATATGGGCAAATCCCTACCTCTGAAGACCCAAATTGCAAAAAATAATCCCCAGTTTTTCTACAAGCAAAACGGCGCGAACGTTTACACCATCACACCTGGCGACAGAATTCAGGACGATGCTGGTGTTGAATATTATGTTGACAGTGTTGAGGATGCAGGAGTCATCGAAGATACATTCTACATCTTCGGATATGAGACATTACAGAAACGTATTTCAGGTCAGCAAGATGGTGTTTACTATCTAACTGCACTTCGTGGTAATATCTCACCATTCCCAACTGGTGCTGGTGTAACTAATAACTTTAAGAAGTTCAAGTTCTCACAACCAGTCAGCAAACTTTATCCTTTGAACTTTAGAAATGATCCTCTATGGTTCAAGAACTCTGGTACAACTCAGGCAGAGAAAGATTACTATGCTGGATTGATTGATCCACCACCTACATTCTCTGCTGCTGATAACTACGTCCACGGTCTGGTTTCTGTTAACGACTTTAAGAACTCTGTAACCAGAGAACTTATGGAAGATCTAACAAATCAACCAGCATTCATCATGAACACCTACAGTGGTGCAAATGCAATTAAAGCACAAGATGGTAATGCTACTTCTGGTTCTGAGGATCGTTTGATTCCTATCGCTGGTGACAGCACAGTTCTATCAGATCAACGTTACTACGTTGAACTTAGACGACCATCTATTGCTCGTGCTGGTAACCACACGTTTGAATACCTTGGTTTCGGTCCAGGTAACTATTCAACTGGTCTACCTGCTAGACAGGAAGTTGTACTCACACCTGATGAGGACTTCTACGCACAGTCTAAGAAACAAGACGGTGGTATCGTATTCTACACTGGTATCAACTCACAAGGTGACTTGTACATTGGTAACAGAAGAATCAACGCTATCACTGGTGAAGAGACATTCATTGATAGAGCAACACTTGCAGATGATGGAGATGAGGATGACACAATTGGAGGTCTAGTTACTACATTCGATACTCCTGTTACATTCAACCAGAACATTACAGTTGTTGGTGGTGACGGTCAGTTAGTAAGTAGTTTTGAATCTCCCATAGTCATTGCAGTTCAGGATGAAGATCTATCACAGCAACGTGATGCATTAATTATCCGTTCTAATGTTGATTCTGTTGATCCTAACACTCAGGAAGAACAAGATCAATATCTTAATAGAACTGCTTTCAGTCCTACAACTGAGGGTGATATTAGAATCAGTAAGAACAGAATTCGTTCTGCTATCTTCCAGTTCAATGCTAGAGGAAAAGGTCAGAGCTACATGTTCCAGACCCACATTACTTCTGGTGGTCAAGCAACTAATATTACTCCTAACTTAACAGCAGAGAAGGATTACACAACTAATCCTGGCGTTAACAGTGGTGGAACTGCAATCTCAACTGATCAAAATATTAACTATGGTGGTGTTCTACCTAAGCCTGGCGATGTTCTATTCAAGGGATCTGAAGTTGGTAAGAATGGATCTATTGCATGGATTCTTTCTAACTACTTCTCAACTATTGCTAATAACAGCATTGATAACCTCGTCTTTGACGGATCAAACGTTGTTAAATTAGAGTTCAGAGACTTTACTAATGGACAACCACTTTCTAACTCTGATATTGGAATTACTGAAACTTCTCAGATTAGAATTAAGAACCTAGTTTATGATCCTAGATTGAATCTAACTTGGACAGTATATCAACCACCTGGCGATCCATTCGTAGCATCAAATAATTATGTTCACTTCCAAGTTATTGATCAAATTCCACAAGATTCTAAACCTTGGGAATCACTTCTCATTGATGAATTTGGGAACAATTATAATCCTGCTCCTACTATTGAGTTCTCTAATGCTAACTTCAAGGAAGTTGGTGTTCTAGGTGCTGAAGCATTAAGAACTGAGACTGAAACAATTGGTGAGTATAAGCTCGGTATTAACACTGTCGCTCGTGCTCCACATAGTGCATATCAGAATGCATGGGTGGATCCTGCTTCGACTGATCCTCGTGCAAACCTTGACGTTGTTGGTACAGCATTCATCAGTGGTAGAACAACGGGTGACTTCTTAGAACATACACAGTTTGCTGATCGTGACAAGACTGATGTTGACAATGCGTTCTTAGTTGGTGGTGATAGTGCTGCTCCTAATGATGAGTCAGTATTACGTGTTGCTACTACAAACGGTGGTCGTGTTGGTATTAATGTTGATAACTCTCAACTAGACAGAGCTCTGGTTGTAGATGGCACATCTAGATTTACTGATGATGCTAAGTTTGAGCATGACATTGAAGTTAATGGTGATGATGGTGCTCTTGCTGAGGTAAGAACCTCTCAAACAACTGGACAGGTTAACTTGTTCAACGATAGTGGATTTGTTGGAGGTGATAACACTGCTGGTTTACATATCGGTGGTTACGCTAAGACTATCAGAATTGGTGATTACAATACCACTTCTACTCAATGGATCTATCTTGGTGATAAGTCAACAGGCGATCAGTTTGTATACATCGGTAATTCTGCTAACCACGCTAACATCTTTATTGGTAATCTTGCTCAAGACGCAGCGATTTCTAAGACAAAGATTGGTGGTGCATATGATCGTCTTGAGTCTCTATCATTCGTTGACTTTGAAGTTAAGAGAACTAAGTTCGCAGGTGATGTAACCTTTGGTTCATTCAAGCAACTTGGTGGAGATAGAACTAACCCTGAGCAAGTTGTAACTCTATCAACTGAAGCGGGTATTGTTAGCTTCTTCTCTGGTAACACACAAACTATTGACTTTGCGTTAAATGCTTCTGAAGTTAATATTGCTGGTCAGGGTGGTACAACCACTATTAGAAACAGTCTTGAAATTGATGGTGAGACAACATTCAACAGTAGTGTTAAACTCTGTGGTGGTACATCATCATTCTCCTTTATTGGTGTTGGAGGATCTCTAGGCACAACAGCAATCGCACATGCTTCTGGTGTTCTAGGACCTGCTGAGTTCAACCAGAACGTTGATATTGTTAATGTTTTAGAAGTTGTAACCTCTGATCCAAATTACAACAGAATTGACACTGCTGGTTCTGCAACTTGGGGTGATGCAACATTCCAAGACATCAAGACTGGTGCAGGTCCTGAAGGAGCTGACCTTCCTGCATTGACTGGTAAGCAATATTACTTACCATTGTTAAATGCACCTGGCACATACTTCAATGAAGGTGATTATCTATTACTTGATGCTCCTGTTGATTCAGGAACTGGTACTAGACCTGAAATTGTTCGTATTGCAGTTGGTGGTTTATCAGGTGCAGAGACTGCTCCATACTACTTGACTGTTGAAAGAGAACCACTTGGTTCTTTCGCACCTCAGACTGATAATCATCCTGAGAGTCCTGGCAACAGAACTCCTGTTTATAAGTGTAACATCGCATTTGATGCAACATGGATTGAACAGGCAATTGATGGATCCAGAGGTGTAACTGGCGAAGAAAATGTTTACCTCTCAACCTTTGGTGGTACATTAAAAGTTGGTACAGATTATATAATTGTTTCTCGTGAAGACACTAACAATGATGGTGACTTCAATCAGGGTGAGGCATTCAAACTTGCTACACCACTAGCAATCGTCAACAAGAAGTTTGAGATTACTAATGGATGTCCTGGCGGTGACGTTCTGTTCTCTGTTGATAGTGTAACTGGTGAAACAATCATTGGTAACGATGGTGTTGCTGGAGAGAACGGTAAGTTAACTGTTAATGGTTCGTTTGAATTCAAGGGTGGATGTAAGACTGCATCAGCTCAGACATTCACTGGTAACGCACAAGAAGGACTCAATACAATTGTTGCTATTCCTTCAGTTGAAGGACTTGAGGTTGGTGATTATGTTGAACTTACTGGTAATGGTGGTACAGTCACACTTGAACAAAACAGATTCCCAGAGGATTCTGGAACTGTAAGACTAACTGATCCTCAGATCGTTAGCATTGGTGCTACTTCAGTCACACTTAACGTTCCATTCACTGGATCTGGTAGTGCAACTGGTATTACATTCAATGCAACTAAAGATGAGAAGTTTAGAATTACTGATAGAGTTCGTGACATCTTCACTGTTGATGGATGTTCAGGTGACACAGTAATTGGTAACCCAAGTGGTACTATCCTAGCAAACAGATCTCAGTATGGAACTGGAGTCGCTGCACATACAGCTGGTGCTACAGTTTACACAGCTCTTAAAGATCCTAAAGTAGACAACGGTATTGCTACAACATTTGTTAATACAACTGGTACTATTCTTGCTGGTGCTACAACAATCCCTGTTGATGACATTACTAACTTTGAAGATGGAGATTACATCTTTGTTGGTTTTGGATCTGGTGGAAATGAAGAGATAATGAAGATCAATGGTAATCCTCAGGCAAGTGGAGTTGCACCTGCTGGTGATTTACCCGTTATTCGTGCTGGTAATCCTGCATTTAACTCTGAATCTGGATTCGCACCTCCTACTATTCCAGGATCTAGTTACACACACAGCGATGGTGAAACTGTATTCAGAATTTTATTCAGAGAAAGTACGACTCTAACAAATGATATTGCTGGATCTGGATCTAATGCTGTTGAGATTGGAATGGTAAACAGTGATGTTGTTCCATTCTTCCTTGATCGTGAATATTGGACAATAATTGATGATGAAATCTTCCTCGTAACTAGCAGCAACACCAATGATGGTGGCACTGTATTGGTTAAGAAAGATTATCATCATGGTAGATTGGATGTATATGATGATGTTAAGTTCATCGGTTCTAACTTCGAGATCACTGGTACAGACAACAACGTACCTATTCTTAAGTTACTTAACAACGAAGAACACCACTTTGAGGGTGGAGCACTTGACATCAACGCTGCTACTGACATCAGTGGTAACTTGAGACTATTCCCAAGTAAGTGTGTTGAGGATCCTGATGCTATCCAGTTTACTAACAAGTCGTTTACTCCAACATTCAGAGTTGAAGCTGAGTTTGGTGACACATTTGTTGGTCGTCTACTTGACGTTGCTGGTATTGCTGGAGCAAACCCAACTAATTCACAACCAATTCTTGATGTTAGAAATCTAGGCGTCAATGGTGCTAATAGCTTCACCGTTATGCAAGACGGATCTATCAATTCCTTCGGATTGGTAGGATACAAGAACAAGAACGGTGGACATATTTCTAAATTTGTCAACGCAGATTCTACTCTTGCTGTCAATATAAATTATATTGTAGCGGTAGCTCCTTCTACTGGTGCTCTTATACTTACACTTCCAGATAATCCTGAGACAGGTGATGTCATCAGAATTACTGAGGTTGCAGGAGCATTAACTTACAACAACTCACTTGTGATTCGTGCTCCAATCATCGGTGGTGAACCAGTAGCACTTCAGGGAGATACTTCTGGAACCAAGTTGGGTGGTTTGTCTACACCATATGGATCTGGTGAACTGGTTGTACAAAACAGAAATGCATCCTTTGGACTCATTTTTGTTGGACAAACAGATGGTGATAACTTTATCCCTGCTGTCTATCAAGGTTGGTGGTTAACTGAACTATAATGGCTTTCTATAACAGACTAAAAACTATGAAGTCCGCTCCCGTAGGCACTATCATGCCTTGGAGTGGACAGTCTAGTAGTGGTAATCTTCCTAATAATATACCACATGGGTGGATTGTTTGTGATGGTAGGACTTTTGAAGCTAACGATTTTCCCTTGTTAGCATCTATGATTGGAAATACATACGGTCCTACTGACTCATCAATTGTTGGTAATTTTCCTGATTTTGATGAGGGAGATGTTTTTAGAGTTCCTAATCTAAATGGTAGATCAATGGTTGACATTGAGAAATCATATTTACAGCAAACTAAGTATCAGTTTGGACAACCAGATGCTGAATCTGTAATTGGAGATTTAATTTCTGATGATGGTACAGGTGTTACTCCGCCAACTATCTACAGTGCTGACACGGATCTAAAATTTCAATTAGATCCAATTGATACTATGGCAGGAAAAATTCAAAATATTACAATGAATGATCCTACATGGTCTAAGACATATTATACTATCGGTAGAAAATTAGGTATTGACCATACGCCAGGTCACAAACATGGTGGACAATACACAACAGCACGTACTGATGGTAGATATGTTCAGGTCTTTGAGGCACCAACTCCTGGTATTTCTGGTTCAGAATATGAGTCTGTAAACTTAAATGGTATTCAAAACACTGATACTGCAGATACTTGGCCAAATGGATTTGGTGGAATGACATATTATGATGAAAATACTCTAGTATTGACGGACTCAGCAAAAACTTTTTCACAAGACAGAATTCCAGTAGCAAATTTAAACAGAGCAATTCCTGCTCATGGTGCATATACACAGGGATTTTCTGATACATACAACCAGGCAGCCTCTGGTGCCTATGATCACTCTTTGAGACAGGTTACGGGCGTATTCCCACCACCAACAACTATTTTTGGTAGACCAAACTATTATAATGGAGATGTTAGTAGCACATATCCCACAAACCTTAGTCATATTGGACAAGATTTTACAGATCAAACAGTAGCATCACATAATCATTTCAGTTTTGACCTCTCTATGAATATTGGTGGTCTTAGAGTTCCACCAAATATCGCTGTAAATAACGTACAATCTTATACTGTTAACGTTTCTGACATACCTGATGCGTTAAATATTCTTATGGACAATCAAACACCGTCACAAACGGTGATAATGATCATCAGAGCTTACTAAAATGGCAACATTTTTAAACCAAGAAAGAACCAAGATCGGGACAACAACAGGAACGCTGATTGCTTTTCCTCAAGAGTTGGAAGTAAACGATCCTAATGTAGGAAATAGTGCATCATTACTTCCTGCTGGTTATTTAAGATGTGATGGTGGAATTTATAGTTCAGCAGTATATCCAGCACTAGCAGAAATTCTTGGGACAGGTGCTGCATGTGCTTTTAGACAAGAGGGACAAACTTTAGGAGATACACAATTCCAAGTACCAGACCTAAGATCTAAGTTTATCAGAGCTAGTTCTGCATCTGATCAAGGTGTTATTAATGATAATACAGTAACAAATGCTTCTGGGCAAGTTGTTGAAAGATCTGGTGTTGGTGTCAATGTTTCATCAAACGTAGGATCTGTCGCAACTGTTGATATGGTGGGACAATTTAGAGTTCCTCCCAGAACTGTTACTCTTACAGGTAATGTTGGTTTTACTAGACCTAGAAGACCAGATGAAGAAATTGTATCCATAAATGGTTTCTTACCACACATGCACTATACTACAACGTTTAGGTGTAGAACTATTAGGCGTCAAGGTAGTGATGTATTTGAAATTAATTATTACAACAACGCATCTACAATTGGTGTTGAAAATTGGTATGATGCTACTGACTCTGGCGATCCTGATGGAAGACAACCTGCATGTAAACACTATCAACAATCAGTAGCATGGAATAATAATTCTTACATTCCTTCCGATACCTTTGCAAGTTATGAGTATTATGGTATTTGTAAAGGAAGTTGTGGTGGATTTATTAACAGTTGTTTGATTCCTACTGGAAAACAAATGCAAATTACCGCTACTCCAGAAGGTGAGTGTTGGCAAACATTTTCAGTTTTTGGAATTGGATTACTT